TACCCTTTGGATCCTTGTCGTTGGAAGTATTTTTGGTATAAAGGGAACTCAAATTTTTAAAAACGGAGGAAAAAAATGAGGCAAAACGGAGTAAGATCAAATGTTAGATTTCCATATGGAAGTTCAGGCATGAAAAAAGGTGGATCTGTTAAAAAGAAAAAACAGGGATACAAAGATAGAAAAGATGAATCTATTGCAATGAGAATAAGAAAGAAAAGAACTAAAAAACAACTTAAAGATTCAAGAGATGAGTCTTATGGAAGATTTGGTTCTGCAGCTAAAAAATCTGGAAAGATAAATAGGTAGTTTATGAATTCAAGAAGAATGAATAGACTTGAAGAACTTGGCAGAGTAGATGCTGAAAAAGCTGACACTAGAAAAGGTGCAAGAAATCTTGCAGCTGAAAAAAGAAGAATTGTTAGCGAATTAAAAAACGGCGGTAAAGTTTTAAAAAAAGTACCTGCTAAAGCTAAAGGTCTTAAAAAACTTCCTAAAAAAGTTAGAAACAAAATGGGCTTTCATAAATCTGGTGGAAGAGTTGGTATGGGTAAAGCCTTAAGAGGCGGTGGACGTGTCAGATAAAAAGTTCATACAGAAAGCAATTAAGAAACCAGGAGCTTTACGTAAATCTTTAGGAGTAAAGAAAGGCGAAAAAATTCCTGCTTCTAAATTAAAAGCTGCTGCAAAGAAAAAAGGTAAGATGGGCCAACGTGCTCGACTTGCTATCACATTAGGTAAATTAAGAAAAAAATAATGAAAAAATTAAAAAACTTATATCGTAAACTAATTGATAAAATCTTTGGTAAAAGATGTGAGTGTTTAATAAAAAAAAGAGAAATGGCAACAATTATAACATGTGTTACATGTGGAAAGGTGTTAAGTAATGGCTAAACGTGGTTTATACGCAAACATTCACGCTAAACGTAAGCGAATCAAGGCGGGCTCAAAAGAAAAAATGAGAAAGCCTGGTGCTAAAGGTGCTCCTACAGCAGCAAACTTTAAAAGAGCAGCTAAGACAGCAAAGAAAAAATAATCTATGAGAATGCCTAATGTTCCATATACTGGAAGTTATTTAAAAGGTACTTTTCAAGGATCTTCTGGCAATGTTAATGTCAGTAATCCTAGTTCTAAAAAATATTATGGTAAGATGATTGACGCCCCTGGCTTTGCTAGAGGTGGCGACGTCATGCCAAAAAGAAACAAGAAAAACTTTAGATCTACAAAATCTGGAGCAGGTATGACAAGAGCAGGAGTTGCAGCATATAGACGAGCAAATCCTGGAAGCAAACTAAAAACAGCAGTGACTGGCAAAGTTAAAAAAGGTTCTGCTGCAGCGAAGAGAAGAAAATCGTACTGCGCAAGAAGTGCAGGTCAAATGAAACAATTTCCTAAAGCTGCGGCCAATCCAAATTCGAGACTTCGACAGGCACGTAGAAGATGGAAATGTTAATTAAATCAGTTTTATTAGACGCTTTAGAAGCGAGATATGAATCACAAATAGCAGAAGCAGATGCTATTATTAAAATTTATTTAGAAAATAGTGTTGGTATTGGTGAACATCCACAACACTTAGAAGAAATAGATAAACTATTTGATAAAATTGCTACAGCACAAGAACGATTAGAAGTGCTTGAAGATTTTAGAGAACAACAAAAAGGAGAAGAGTAATGGACGACATGCAATTAATAATAAAGATACAAAGATCTTTACAAGACAGACTACAACAAATCGGAGACGCAATCCTAGCTGGAGGGGTTGACAATATGGAGAAATATAAGTATCTAGTAGGACAGGCACATGCCATACAATTAACATTACAGGATATCTCTAACCTGCTAAAACCGAAGGAGCAAAAAGATGAGCAAGGAAACGTTGTCGACATCGGAAACGGAAAAGGAAGTACCAAAAATTAAACTTGGACTTCAAGAAAAATACGAAGAAGAAAAAAAAGATTTACCCCCTGAACCAGAACCTTTAAATCCTGATAATATAGGACAAGATACTGTTGATGAATTACCAGAACCTTCTGGTTATAGAATTTTAGTTTTACCTTTTACACCAAAAAATAAAACAAAAGGTGGAATATTATTTTCCCAAGAAACTTTAGACAAGGCAAGAATAGCTACAACATGTGGTTATGTTTTAAAGATGGGAGATTTAGCATACAAGGACAAAGATAAATTTGGTCAACCTTGGTGCAAAAAAGGAGATTGGGTGATCTTTGCAAGATACGCAGGATCAAGACTACCAATAGAAGGTGGTGAGGTGAGAATACTTAATGATGATGAAGTTTTAGGAACAGTAAAAAATCCTGAATCACTTCTTCATTTAATTTAACATAGGAAGGAACTATGCCAGAAGATAAAAAAAATGAAGATCTAATTGATGTAGGCGAAACTGAAGGAGCTGAAATTAATTTAGATGAAAAAGGAGAAGCGGTCAAACAAGAGGAAGTAAAAGAAGAGATCGAAGTTGAACAAGTACCTGAAGATAAAACTTATGAAAATGAGAAACAGGTAAAGTTAGACGAAAAAAAACCAGAAGAAAAAGATGAGTTAAAAGAATATAGTGAAGGCGTTCAAAAACGTATTGCTAAATTAACTCGTAAAATGAGAGAAGCAGAAAGACAGAGAGAAGAAGCTGTTCAATATGCTCAATCAATTACTCAACAAAAAAATCAAGCAGAACAAAGATTATCTAAATTAGATAAAAACTATGTTAGTGAATTTGAAAACAGAGTTACGACTAGTATGGCAGCAGCCAAACTAGCTCTTAAAAATGCAATTGAATCACAAGATGTTGAAGCTCAAATAGCAGCACAAGAACAGTTAGCAAATTTAACTGTAGAGTCTGCTAGAGTTAATGCTTTAAAAGCTAGAGAAGTAGCACAACCTAAAGAAAAAGAAGTTAATGTTACTCCACAGCAACAACAACCATCACAACAAAGTGATCCTAAAGCTGAAGAATGGGCTGCAAAAAACTCATGGTTTGGTAATGATACTGCTATGACTTATACAGCGTTTGATATACATAAAACGCTTGTAGAAAAAGAAGGGTATGATCCTAAATCTGACGAATATTATGAAGAAGTTGACTCAAGAATAAGGGTTGAATTTCCGCACAAATTTGATAAGGTAGATGATACTACTACAAAAAGAGCAAGACCTGCTCAAAATGTAGCTTCAGCTAGACGTTCGAGCTCAACTGGACGCAAAAAAACTGTGAAACTCTCGCCATCACAGGTAGCAATTGCTAAAAGAATAGGCGTGCCACTCGAAGAATATGCGAAACAATTAAATATCACGGAAGGAGCATAAGCATATGGAAAATGAAACAATTAAAACTTCTCGTGCGAGTCAAACAAGAGACAAGGTTAAAAAACCTACAACTTGGACTCCACCCTCATCACTCGATGCACCACCTGCACCCCAAGGGTACAGACACAGATGGATTAGAGTTGAAGTCCTAGGTTTTGACGATACAAAAAATGTATCAGGAAAACTTAGAGAAGGATGGGAGTTAGTGAGAGCTGACGAATATCCTGAACAAGACTTTCCATCTTTAACAACAGGAAAATATTCTGGTGTTATCGGAGTAGGAGGCCTTGTGCTGGCAAGGATACCCGAAGAAATCGCGCAACAACGTGAAGCTTATTATCAAGATCAAACTAAGCAACGTGATGAAGCAGTGAATAACGATGTTCTTAAGGAACAGCACCCAAGTATGCCAATCAATAATGAAAGGCAAACTCGTGTAACTTTTGGTGGTTCAAAGAAATAATCTTTTAGTAATTTCTTACCAACAAAATATATGTTAACCGTACTGGAGGCCCTAACGGGCAGGTACACTTAAGAAAAGGAAATAAACTATGGCTAACGATAATACAGCTGGATACGGATGTAGAGCAGTAATGACTGTGGGTTCAACACCTGCAACTTCTGGTCAATCTGAATACAAGCTATATGATTACGCAGGCGCAGCTTTTAATACAATTTTCAAAGGCGATCCGGTTTCTCTAAATGCAGGGACTCAGGCAGCTGAAAAAGGTTATATTCAAGATGCTACCTACGATTCAACAGATGACGATAATCCCGGTGGAATTGGCTGGACAACAGCTTCTTCTCCTCTATTAGTAGGTGTCTTTAATGGCGCTTTCTATATAGATTCGGGAACATCAAAACCGACGTTTGCAAATTCAGTAACAACTGGAACAAACTTTGCGGTGGACTACAACACAGGCTCAAGCGATGGAACTGCTTTTGTATTGGACAATCCTAACCAGGAATTCAATATAAGAGTTGGTGGATCAGCTTGGCAACAAAATGATGTTGGGTTAAACTATAACACAGGTGATAATGGCGCGACAGGAATTAGCGGTATGTCTGATGAAAGATTAAGAATCTCATCAGTTGCTTCAACTTCTATGTTTACTCTTGTAAGAGGTGCTAATATCCCGGGTCAAAACGATTATGCAAGCGACGGCAGTGATGTTGTTGTTATGATCGCTAAAGGCTCACACTTGTACAACTAATAGCGAATAAGGAGATAAATAACTATGGCTATATCAAGAGCACAACTCGTAAAAGAGTTAGAACCTGGTTTGAATGCTTTATTCGGACTAGAGTACAGACAATATGCGGACGAAGCTGCGGAAATTTTCGATACAGAATCATCTGACAGAGCTTTCGAAGAGGAAGTAATGTTAAGTGGTTTCGGAAATGCTTCTGTTAAACCTGAAGGTCAAGGTGTATCATACGACGATGCGCAAGAAACTTTCACAGCTCGTTACACAAACGAAACAATTGCTTTAGCATTTGCGATCACTGAAGAAGCGATCGAAGATAACTTGTATGACAGACTTGCGTCTAGATATACAAAAGCTTTAGCAAGATCAATGGCAAGCACTAAGCAAATTAAAGGCGCTGCAGTATTGAACAATGGATTTGACAATACATACGCAGGCGGCGATGGAGTTGCTTTATTAAGTGATGCTCACCCTACTCTTTCTGGAACTTTCAGAAATGAGCTAGCTACAGCAGCTGACTTAAACGAAACTTCATTAGAGCAGTCTTTAATTGACATTTCTGCTTTCACTGATGAAAGAGGCCTAAAAATTGCGGCTAGAGGAATGAAAATGATTATTCCACCACAACTGCAATTTACTGCTGACAGACTTATGAAGTCTGAAGGTAGAGTAGGAACAGCTGATAATGATATCAATGCTATCAAGAACATGGGAATGGTTCCAGAAGGTTATACTGTAAACCATTACTTAACTGATCCTGATGCATTCTTTATCAAAACAGATGTGCCTAATGGTCTAAAACATTTCAACAGATCACCT